CTTCATTTATCCAATCAACTGGCCGCAAGACAACATCTGCCACTCCAACTTCGTCTGTTGTAGAGCGGATGGAATAACTATTATTTAGTATAAAGTTGGGGAAGACAGATCCCAGTGGTGAAAAGATAGGAGCGCCAATCTCTAATTCGTCAATGGCCAATCCAATGTCATCGCGGTCTTGTTCCGTCCATAATTTGCTTTTTGTTCTGTCGTATTCCGTGACAGGGCGACGACCAGCTTCTATACATTCAAACCTTGCGCGAACGTCATTGTCATCCAAATTAACTTCTTCGCCGTTATTCACACTTACTAGGCGGAATTTAGCTGTGCCAAGCATGTAAATGGAAGCCCTGTCTAGTGACTCCGCAAGCTGGTAGCGTATGTCTTTAGCGGCTTCTTGCACCACCTTGCCTTGGGTGATTGGTGCCTTAGCAAAAACAACCGTAATCTCATTGCCTACTGCATAGCTAACACCGCTGCCGGTGCCATAGTTACCGCCTGCAATGGTTATCTGAAGGTTGCCCCACTGCGGCCTTCCTGTAGCACGCCGTTCTTGAATTTCAATGTTTAGCGGAATGGGATCATAAACACCAATGGAAGCAAGACTGCTAGGGCTAAATGCTTGGCTGTAGCCATCGCGCCTGCTTTTGGCAAACATGACGCGGCATACGTCCTCGGAGCTGGCGGCTCCATCACGGGTGGGATCTTTGCCGTCTCCTAGCAGCTTGTTGTTGAAGTTAACAGGGCCGTTGTCCTCGTAGTACAGCCAGGTGTTGGATTCGCTGAATTGCCCCAGTGGGAGCTGACCAAATGCTGTGCGCTCAAAGTCAAGCGTTTTGATACTGGCGGCGCCTAGTACCAGCAATAGCTGCATGAACTGCGTGGAGCCATAGCTCTCCACTGATGACCACACCAGTGAGGTGCCAATGCGAACACCGCCGATAGGGTTGTGGTTGGTGTTGCAGTAGACGAGGTTGACTGGATCGCCGTATTGGCCTAATTCCTGTGAGCTGTTGAAACCAAACCGTGGGCTGAAACGCTGCTCACGCGCTCGGCGTTGGTTCTTGGCGCCGGGGATCTCCGGCTTGGGCATCAGCAGCACTGAGGCTACTTGGAACAAGATGCCGACAACCGCCAGCACAATCGACACAGTGAGGGGATCGGCTTGCGGCGTTGCTAGCTTTTGCTCTGGCGTGCGGGTGTAGTCAAACTGCACCGCCAAGAAGTCGAGGTATTCGTCCTCGGTGACACCAAGCTGCTGGATCAGATCGTGTTCGTAGGGGAGCAGCTTGCGGGTCATTTGTTAAGCCTGAAGTAGTGGCCGAATCCAACGGGTAGTGGCGCAATTATGACACCGTTTGCTTTGCTGATGAACAAGACATTGCCGTTGTCCAGTACGGTGCCCATGGCGCCATGGTTTTCTCCCGGCATCAATACCAATGCGTGGGGCTCAGGTTCTTTGAGTTTAGTGCCATTTTGAAGCAACCACTTAGCCATGTACCGACGCGGAAATGTTTCGTCGGTATACCGTTCAAAAATCCACCCTAGGTCTGGTGTGAAATCGTAGTAACCCAACCGCTTGCGTACTTCCGCTGCAAGCAAACAACAGTCCGCAGTGCCGCTGCCATCACCTGGATTGGCGCCCCACGCTCTGCGCAGCCCGATGAGATCGTTCAAGTAAGGTACAGCTCCGCGTTGAGGGGCAAGATGCCAACATTATCGGATGTAAGTGTACGAGCCGGAAAGTTAGCGCCAACGCTGTCCATGGATGAACGGAAGCGCAGCTCAACTGCTGTGTCGCTAAACGTAGCGCCAGTGCCAATAAAGTAGTCGGTAAATGTTGTGGATATAGCGCCGGCAGCCGTTACCCATGCGGTGGTTAACTTCAACACACTAAGTCGGTTGCCGTCGCCTTCTTCTACTAGGCGAATGACAAGTTCCTGCGCTGGGAATAGTACGCGCAATTGTTGGTTGTCGCCGTTTAGATTTGCCAATGCGCCATCAGCTTGGAATGGCGCAAAGGCGTACGGTTGCCCTAGGAAGCTCTTGGATTCAGCAATAAAGTAGTTTTGATAGTAATGGCGCTTGCCGGTTGTTGTTTCTAGGTCAAAGAAGTTACAGATACGTATTTCAGACATTGATCTCTCCGGTTAGGTCTATCGAGACGGTGCTGATGCCTCTGTAGACGGACTGCACCTTAGGCGGTGAGCTGTATTCCCATTGGATGTTGTACGGCGCTTGCACCGTGGCGGTTAGGCCGCCGGACATGCCACTAAATATCTTTGCCGGTAACGCAAAGCGGGAGAAGCCGCCGCCTGTGGTGTTGTAATGGTTGATGAGCTCCAGCACTCTATCGTCGCCGATGTTCTCGTATTGCAAGGTGAGTTGATACGAACTTGGCTTGTTGCCGTAGCTGCGCTTTACGGTATTACCTGACAGCGCCCGGTACACCTTGGTGGGATACTGCCCCAGTGTGAAGTCACGCTTGGATGGTGTGATGGATGATGGGAAGGTGACGGACATCAGCGGATACCTACGCGGGAGCGGGTGCTAGGGCTGTTTTGGATCTTGTCTAGCGTCATATTCATACCACGATTGGCGCCTTCCTTAGCAGCTTGGCGGCGTGTTGCAGCCATCGCAGCTTCCAGTTGATCGCGGCTGACGTATTCGGTGCCGTTGATGGTGGTGGACTGGAAACTCATGTTAAGCACGGTGGAGCCGTTGGCGCCACCAGGTGGGCGACCCATAGCACTACGTAGGTCGTTGTTATTGACCACGCTACCGCCAGTACCTGGCATAAACAGCTCAGGCCCGCGTTCGCCGACTAGGTATGGCGTCCCGCTTGCTACGGGGCCGCCATTAGCCCTAGGGGTAAACGAAGTCGGCAATGGGTTGATATCCCCAACTGCACCAAGCGGTCCAGACGGTGCAAAGCCGCCAGCCGCAGGGCTGCCTAGTCCAGCAAACATCTTGGCGATGCCGATAGCAATGTAGCTAGCAATCATTTGCTTAGCGGTATTGATTAAAGCGTCCGCAATTGCATTAAGGAATTCTG